GGGTTGCAATTAATGCAGCCATGGAGCCAATTAAAAGTCTTATAGATATATTAGCAGGGGTATTCTTTCCAAATGAGGAGAAATAATGGACAGCTTTATATTCAGTTTGGATAAATATTTGCTTGCTCTAATCGATGGCAGTGGTTTCGTGTTGCTTATTGTGCTTGGCATCCTGAAAATACTTGCGAAAGAGACTACCTGGTCTGTTGACGATAAGATTATAGGGATGCTTTTAGGTATGGTTAAAAAAGCCAAAGAGTCGGTTAAAAAGACAGGCTAATTCTCTTACTATGTCTGTAAGAGTTTTTATGTTTTACAAAAATTGCACCGGCGGTTCTCCGTCCGGTGCAATGCCTGATTAGCTGCGTTAAAATCGAATGTTGGATAATGATAAGTTTCACACTTACAACTTCTACAATAAGATATTCTGCATAATTCTGGGTGTTCTGCAGAAGGATGACAATATATGCACGGTTCGCATAATTCACATACAAATTTTTTCTTCATAATTCCTCCAGAGTACTAACAGGGTGATAGATGGAATTATTTCCGCTCTTTCTTCTGTTTAATCTTTTCATTCATTGCCTTTAATTCGCCCTGAACAACCGGAGGCAACTGTTGGAAAATCATTGCCCAGTCATTATTCTCCAGAAAACATACTTTAGTTTCCAACTGTGCTATTCTTGCCCTTTGAGACTCCCTTAAATTAAGACGGGCATCTCTGGTGTATAGTTGGCAGACCCCGTAAAAAGCAAGAAGAACTATGCAGATAAAAACAATAAATGCTATTGTCCCACTAAATTTAAGAATCAGTTTCTCTTTCCAGCTTGGCTCGTTCAACATTTCAAAATTATTCATTATTACCTCCTTTTATCTATTTTGGGGTGCAGCTTTCGATACTGTCTAACCATTTCATGGCTTATGCCAAGTTTCAGAGCAAGTTCCTCCCAGGTGTTAAATTTCTTTTTCCCGTTTCGTAACATAGTTGATGGGGATTTATAATTAGTATTAAACATGCTATTGTACCAGGACGTAATTTCTTGCCAGTCTAATTTACGCATTTAATCCACCAATTGACGATGCCGATTGATTTTTTTTAGACTTCCCCATCTTCTCCCTTCCTTAAAGTCCACCTCCAGAGGAATAATAAAATCCCTTGGTGCAACATTTTCCATTATATTTCTTATTTCCATAACCGCTATATCTAGTATATTTTCCTCTACCATATAAACTATATCATCGTGTATTTGTATAAGGGGTTCTATTACCCCAATTTCACTTAGACTACGGTAGACCGGAACTAATTGCCCCATGGCCTCCTTGATTACCCCCTGAGCACCCATTTGAATTGGGGCATTACCAGCCTGCCTCTCCGCTTCAATTCGAATCCAGCGATTAGTTGATCTTATCCCTGGGATATACCGGATTCGACCCCACATGTCTCGTACATAACCATAACGTTTTGCCTGTTCCCCATTTGCTTTCATATAGGTCGCAATCCCCCGATAAATATCAAACCAGGACCTAATCATCTCCTCACAATCGGAGATAGACCATCCCTCTGCCCCACCCACAGTTAATTCCCTCTGGAGACCTTCTGCCGTAATCAGGTTGAGGATACCAAACCCAACTCGTTTGGCCGGATACCTATGTTTCATTTCATCAAGTTGGGGAATAGGGACTCCAAACATTCTACTTGCTGTTATTGCATGGATATCTTCTCCTCGCCAAAAAATTCCCATCATAGTTTCATCTTTACTGTCATTGGCAGCAACCCTCATTTCAACCTGACTATAATCACCTGAGAGGAAAACATTACCTTCCCCAGCAACATAACAGTCCCTCACCTTTCTTCCCTCCTCAGAACGGGTAGGCTGTGCCATCAAATTGGGTTTGCTGGAGCTTAATCGTCCAGTAGCCACACGGGTAATCCGTAATGTCGTCCGGATTCGCCCATCAGGAGAAACCAATTTGGGGATAGCGTCGGCATAGCTGGTCTTCAACTTCTGGTATTCCCTCCAATCCATTATGTCCTGAACTGAAGGATGTAGGTGAATATACCTCTTGAGGATATCTCCTGCTGTGGATTTGTTGGTTGCTCCCTTCTTGGATTTGAATTTTCCCCCCTTAAGGTGCAATTCCAGTCGATCATAGATCAAGGTGGACATCTGCAGATAGGATGCCGGATTGATTGCTTTTCCCCCCAATAAGTGTCCAATTGTCAATTGCATCTTCCTCTGGATTAAGTCCATCCTCCCCTGAAAGTAATCACTAAGGGAGGAGAAAGCAGGAAGGGAAACTGGCATCCCATTGGCCATCATATCAACCACCATTGGGAGGGCAGCCATATCCCGCCAGAACGTACCCTCTAACCCAAGACTTAGGATTCGCTCCCATAGGATGGGGTAGATTCTAATGGTGGCATCTGCATCCCGTGCCGAGTACCAAATGGCCTTATCACGTGGAATATCGGACAAGTCGGCCTCTTCAAGCACACCAAGCACAGATTCTGCTTGCCCTGTATCAGACATCTTCCTCCAACTATTATAAGGTTCGATATCCTTCCCAGCTTCAATTGCGGACAATACTCTCTGTATTTTCCTTTTAATGTTTTGTGGCTGTCGTACATGAGGTTCCCCCTTTTTCCATTCAAGAACAGGAGCGGGGTTTGGCCATTCCATTTCCATTACCCGTTCCAAATAGGCAATTGCTTTCTTCCTTGTAGCATTTCCTACCATCTCTGGATAGGACGACATCTTCATGCCGCAATGTCGGAAAGCAAGGGGCTTCAACCCCTGCGGTTCATTTTGAAGTAGATAGGCCATTACCATTGTATCCGCCACCTTTCGAGGCCAGATGCCCATTCTAGCAAGGACAGGCAGATCGTAGAGGGCGTTCTGAATGATGGTGATAGTGTCTCCGTAATTCACAGCGGCGTTCAGGGCATCCAGTGCAGGCTTTTGGTCGGCCATGATCACGTGGGATTCTCCTGGGATTACGGAAAAGCTAAGACACCAAGGCTTTCCCTTTGCCCATTCTGTATCAATGGCGATTATTGATGCCCCTTCGGTAATATTGGCTACTCCGGCTAAACTGATAACTTGGTCATAATTCTCCTTCCCCTCCCATTTATCTACTGGGGGATGGGGTTCAATTTCACCCTTAATGACCTTACCTACCATTACCATATCACATTGGAACATGATCATTAATTCCGGTGAGTGTAATCCAGCAGCGGGATGGTAAGTAGGTATCCAAGTACACTCATGTCCGAGAAGATTTACTGGACGGGGGATGCCGTGCAAAAGCTCCATGGAAACATTACTCATTGTCTATTCTCCTATGTAGCACTAAATGGCAGTTTGCACACAGTAGTTCTATTTCACTGGGAAAATTGTTTTCTACTAACCATTTATAAAATCCGTAGTCACTTCCTGTTATCCTTCTATGCTCTTTCCCTCCTCCATTAACGTGATGAAATACTAAAGTTTCCGACCTATTTTCCCCACACACAGAACACTTACCACCATAACCCTCTATCGCTTTCCCTAGCCATTTGTCGAATAGCTTTTTGCGTCTTTCCCTACTCCTCTGGTTCGCCCCTGTCTTGTTCTCTATATACCATAATTTGTGCTGCCTTCTTAATTTCTCTTTATTCTTTTGTCTATAATCTTTGTCATATTCATTCTTTTCCTGTTTATTCTTATAGGGCATTAGTATTTTCCCTCCTGAATATCCTGTATGACTTGTGCAGCTATTCTCCCCATTGTAATGATGTATTTTGGCTGCAACTTCAAAATAGTAGGGATTAAGTGATTAGTAACGCAATTCCGGATTTCCTCAGCAGATGGGTCACGGTTTCCTTCAGGATGACAACGGATTATATTGTCCAACCAGACACCCAAGCGACTAATCCCATTAATATCCAGATGGTGTCTTGCCTCTTCCCCACTCACTCCGATAAGAGGTCGGCCAGTCCTATCCTCCTCAATCCCAGGAGCTTCAGCGATTACCATGACCTGAGGGTTATTCGTTGGGGATATAAAATGAATTTCCCCCTCAACGATTTGCTTTCGGGATTGGACGAGGGCAGGGCATAGCTGGCAATTCCTCGTTCTTTTTTTTCTGGGTGTTGACATTTGTGTGTCCTTGTGCGCTGTGTCCTGTGCGCTGAGTATTAAGTTAATCTGGTAACAAAATCTGTATTTCCACCTGAAATTTCCTGCAGAATCGGAAGAGACCTATTAAGGTTTGTTCCTCCTTTGTTACATAGTCATTCCCGTATGGATTGTTCATATACTCCCAGCCTTCACCACTGGCATAGGCAAATAGTGCCCACCAAGAAGGTGGCATAATTATAAGCCCAAGTTTATCAGCCCAGCATAACCGACTTGGTTGTGTATCAAATATTGCTGATAGATGTCTGGAGTGCCATGTAATTTCTTTTCTAACAGTATTAAATCTGGAATTGTCAAAATAGGACGGAAAGAAGAATGGGTGCATTGACCCATCCGGACCATCTATAGATTCACAACCCCAATAACCCCAATCATGGAAGAAAATAGCAAGTAGTACTTGGAAATTGATACTTCCCCAGCCATACAACTTGACCCATCCGATTAAGGTAAATAGTGGATGTAATAGAATTTGATGGCAACCAAAGAGTAAAGATCTAGTCCCTAATTTCATATTAATCACCCACCATTCCTTCTGGTCTATATTTGTTTATTACATTATCCAATTTTACTGCTACATCCAATTCATTATGCATCCAGAGCCATGCTGATAGTTCATCCAATTCATCTATCAGTATCTGCAATTTTGCTTTTAATCCTAGATCAGGCATTAATCTCCTCCCATATTTTACTGGCTAATTTAGGGCCAATCCCCTCAATTTCCATTAGTTCTTCCTCACTTGCATTTAGTAGATCAAACATATCAGCAAAGTGTTCCCCAAGTTTTCTTGCCTTATCCCATCCGATTCCAGTAAGCTGATTTGCCATGCGAGTAACCAAATTGGGTTTTGACAATTGGGCATGGACAATTGGTTTCTGGAATTGGAGGTGGGATTTGTGCCCTATCCACTTCTTCCCCCACCAACCATGACATGCCCTTAACCATATTGCGGTTTCCCAGTGATTACTAGTCATTACAGTAACAATTCCACATATTACCTGGAGTGTATTGATAAAATTGTATATATCCCGTGCCATAAACCGACGAGAACCCTGGGCAGCAGCTATCCATTTCCCATTTTTACCTATCCGTTGGAGTATTCCGGTTCTGCGGTCTGGTCTCCATATTCCCTCAATCAAGAGGTAGACTTGATCATACTGTTGGGTTAGACCAATAATTTGGTGTCCAGAGAGACGTCCTGTGGTCATAGACTGGAGGAAATCAAGTAGGGTTTTACGTTCTACTCCGATATTAATTGGTCCAGAGGGACCATTGCCAGTGAAGGCAAAATCGGCATACTCCAGACGGCATATTATTGGTTTTTGTAGGAGAGGGGCAATTTCCACTGAACCTATTCGAGAGTCGACGAGGATCATATTGTCACTTTATTGCTAGGGGTTAAAATTCTCTTATCCTCGAAGGCGTTATTTTCATCCAATTTCCCCTCTTTGGCTCCCCTCACGAAATGGGCAATAATGGCAGCCTGAGCATCATTCATAATGGCGAGGGCAGCATCCAATCTTGTTGGGAAACCATTGACATTTAATGCACCATCAGATAGTAATGTTATTCGGATTTGTACTATTGGGGTTGGTAATACTGGCTTTTCAACTGGTTTATTCATATTAATTCCTCCTGTATCTTATATAGAATTAAACTAACTCCTCCTTAATTGCAAACCATTCGGGCACTTCCACCTCATTGTCTTCTTCATCCAACCAGCCAATAAGAGATCGGGGAATCCATATTTCCTGATTATCCATTCGGAAGAGAACAGCACCTAGATCGTCACGGTTCACCACTATTTCATCAAAACAGATTACTACTTGATTATCCATCATTATTCCCTATTCCCAATTTGTGGGATCCATATTCGGTAAAACCATAGAGGCAAGAAAGGGGAAGGTACACATGGGACCCGCAAATTCTTCCCCCGCCAAGTCAGGATTCTGTCTACAATCTTTAACATAAACTACAAATTCCCCTCCATCCTCTGGGGAATAACGGTAGACTTGAATATTTACTTGAGTAAGAAATCCAGTATCCCCAAACCCTGCTCGTTCATACTCACTGGTTCTCTTATCATTGACATACTGGGGTTTCATTTTGTGAATTAGAATCAAATTCTTGTTGTAGTTGTAGGCCTCACGAATTAGGGCACGGTACTCCGCATTGACTGGTCCATATTGATATGGCATAACCTGTGTTAATCGACCAAATCGGGCCATCCGGAGAATTTCCCAAATTTCTGTTGCCGTATCCAAAATGATAGTCCGGACATCATTTCCTCGAAGCATGGAAATATAGGCCTCATGGAAACGGGCATATTCCTTTGGGGCCTGTTCTGCGGAATCCTCATTTACTCTATCAATGGACATAATCCAGATGTCCTTGTCACCAAACTTGGAGACTACCCCTTCTTCACCAATGTCGGTTGAGAACATGGCAATAGGTCCAGGGGAAGTAAGGGCAAAATGTGTCTTTCCCTGCTTTTCCAACCCCTCTATTGATAGGACAATCCGTGGTTGAACTTCTCGCTCCTTGGCTGAGATGAACCCCTTCTTTTTCATTTGTAGTTTTCCCATCTAATTCCTCCTCCTTATCGAACCTTAATTTATTATCCCTAATAGTTTGAAATAGCCCCTCTGAAAGCACAGTTAAGTCTTTATGCCCTATCTCAAGATTATTAAAAAATTTAATTCCTTCAATGATTTCATGCAAAAATGATTCAGCAGGTGCGCTTTCGGGAATATCATCTTCTTTTCTTAATCTGATTTGGTGATGATAGGTGTTGAATTCCCCAGGGTTGTTTATTGTTGCGGAAGTTGCAAAAAAAAACTTTAATTGTATGTCCGCCAATTTTTATTTCTTTAGGTATATTCATAGTTCCCTTCTTCCTGATTTAGGGTATATTTTATTAAATCTAATCTGTGTTATTTTTTTCACAATAAGAACAAAGGGTTCTTTATATATAATAATACCTTTTAATGCTTTTTGTCGGTTCATCAGAATTTGTTTTCCACTAGATTTTGTGTTCTTCCCTTCTTTCATAACCCCATCCTCTCCTTCTCCCGCAATATCATTTCCCAATTCTGTTGGAGTTCCCAGTCAGTAAATACAAGACGGGCAACACGGTAGACCGGTCCTGACCCTCTATAATCTCCCATAACATGGAAAATTCGCATAATGGCGACATTAGTCCCAAGGGCAAGGCAGTAGGATTTCACCTGACACATGTAGTAGAAATTGTCCACTGGTGATTGCTTGGTTGATTTCCAAGCGGCCTTGTATTCCTCGACAACGAGGGGCACTTTGCCCAGAGGGTCCGGACCGATACCATCAAGAGACATCCATATTCCATCAACCTGGACCTGTGGAGGACGTAGGGCGTATTTTTCCCTCATGACCTTACCGAGAACCCGTTCCCATAGGAGACCAATTTCTGCCGTTAATTCCATATCGGTGAACCCCTTGCCCTTATAACCAAGACCAGAACGGTCCATTAGGGATTTAATGACAGCCCCAAGGTGGAGTCCATCTTTCCGTTCCTCTCCATCATCATCCCAGATTACTTTAGGCCATCTGGTGTCTTCAATCGTGATTTCCAATTTCATTCCCCTTTTTACATGTTATTTTTTTGTTGGAAATTTCTAAGAAAGGAGCTATAACTTCTATTAATGCTTCTATTTGAGTAAGCATTATATCACCACCAAAATGTTTAGAGCTTGTTTTCCTATCTATAACTTTTTGTACAAAAGCTTCTAAAGTTTTAGCTTTCACTTTATCTCCTTTAAAAACAATTTTAGTTTTTGCTGGGGGCAGGATTCGAACCTGCAATCCCCCAAGGCAATGCCTTGAATGCTCTACTCACTTCGTAATTTGACATGTCATTTGAGCTACCCCAGCAGTTACCTATTAATGTTCAATTTTATGAATAGAGCCATCTTCTGATACAAAGAATTTATCTGTTTGTTTTTCAGCCCAGTCAAATACTTGGTCCATCTCAAGAGTTCTAGCATGACCACCCGTGCTTTCGTCATAGATATCTGCTAACTCATCCCATGTTAATTCCTTACCAATATTCATTTTTACCCTCCCCCTCTGGTAAAAAGGGAGGAATTACCCTCCCCAGTATTTACTATACAAATAATTATGTAGAATGGGGGTTAGGATGCCACCAATGTCCCATCCTCATAATCCCAAGGACCAGCCTCAAGAAATGCATCATCAAATACTGCCTTAACAATGGCATTCCGGTCTGGGTTGGTCTTTTCCGTCTGGAATATTTTACTTGGGAGCTCCTTCTTGGTGATTGTCCCTTCAGACTCCAGAATTGAAAGAACGACCATAACGGCGGCATCATTCACGTCTCCCTCTGGTTCTGCCTTTGTCTTCTTCGCTGCCGGTTTTGTCTTTCCTTTACCCTTAGGAGCAGCTTTCCCCTTTGGTGCACCTTTGGGTTTGCTTTTCTCCCAAGGCAGGGTAAGAATTTCACCTACAATCAGAATGGTCTCCTCAAATTTCTTCCCATCAGACCTTTCCTGTTTCTTCAACCCAGGGCGTTTAGGGGCGGGCACTCTAATCACATGGGCCTGCATTCCATCCAGAACGGTTATGTCATCCCCCAATTTGTCCACAGGGAAACCGGCATCAATCAATGATTTCAGGAAAATACCGCCATTGGTAGTCATTCGGATACTGCTGGCTTTTCCCACTGCCATAAGCTGGGACCCATCTTCACTTGGAATCCAGTCATTGGCTGAACCCATGGAGTAGTACTGTGTTGCTTCTTCATCATCTTCCATCACCATATCGATCTTTAGTGATGGAACACCTGGGACCACTTTCCCATTATAGTCGAACATATCGAATACACACTCTTTGAAGGTAACATCAACATCATCAATGAGACCTCCACCTTCCACAAAATCATTTGGGTCTAAACTTGCTGCTTGTTTACTCATTTCATTCTCCTTTTGTTAGTGGTGGTGGTATGGTTACATTTACTTTATATGCTCCTTTGAACCAATCCACCATCAAATGTTCATTCCCTTTCAGGAACCATGTTATATTATTATCAATTATAAACGTCTCTGCCCAGTCATTTTTTGACCGCACCCCCCTTCCAGTGGCCTGTATTAATTGTTGAGCTACAATATAGTTTACATAATCCTTATCCGCTCTAGACCTTGCCTTCATTATTTTACCACGTAAATCAGGATAGGGCAACTTTACAATAATTTGCCATCTACACTCAGAACCAGGAAAGTCCCATCCTGTAGCCATAGATGGGGAAACTAGAATACAGGGTGCATCCGACTGCTTAAACGTCCGGACTATAGACTCAGTATTCTTCCTTTCATGGGTTAACATATACTCACTGTACCGTGACCGCTCCAATACCATATTCCTCCTTGCATATGATATTGTATGGATTATACCTTTTGTTCCTAATCGCCCCTTGATAATCTGATCTACTTTGTTTATCCAGAGTCGGTGTTCTAATTCCCCTATCCTATAATTCATTTTAACTGTTGGTAAATGGATTAGTGGTCGATTTTCCACAGGAAATGAATGTGGATACTCTTCCAGTTTCATTCTACCCCTGGGAATCCCAAGAAGAGCTGCAGTCTTGGGAACTACAGTAGCGGATGTAAGTACTACTTTGGGGATTCCCAAGAAGAGAGTAGTTTCAGCAAATGGGGCAGGCCAAGTTGGACTTAAAATAACGGAATATGGGTTATCCTCCCATACCCATGACTTATCAATATGGGTAAGCCGGTCCAATTTCTCCACTAACCTTTTCAATTCTAGATATACTTTCTCTTTACGACTTAGCTTTGCGGCTTCCAATTCCATTTTAGCATCAGCTAAATTTTCCATTGCCCAATTTTGCCAAGTAGAGAAATCATTTGGGAGAGAATCATCCAATCGTAGCCTTTTGTTTATCCTACTTTTTTTACTGAATGAAACATTAACATGTCCCAAGACATGATCAGGGGCAGAATGGGCTTCATCCAATACCAGCAAATCAAATTTACCAAGGCCATCAGAATATTCGTTTTGTGACATCCAATAGGAATAATTAGTAATCACTACCTTAGCATGTTTTGCCTTTTGGAGTTGGTCAAAATAGAAGCAGCCACCTTCATCCTTCATGGGACACTTCATACCAAAAGTACATAGGCCAAGATCACAGTTAAGTTTGGTATTAAGACGGCAAGGGTAATTTCCTCTTCCTCTGATATCCACTACTCCATCTATTGTCCCAAAATCGGACACTAATTGAGATTGGAGTCCTTTGGTGGATGTAAGAATAATGGTCCGTCCTGTGATCAACTGCGATGCTGTAAGGTAAACAATTGATTTACCAAAACCAGTAGGACATACCTGTAGAAGAAAACGGGGTTTAGATTCCGTCTGGGATTCAGTTGCTTCTGCCTGATATGGTCTCCAGTGACTAAACTTATTGGGGAGACCAAAAGTTGTTGGTGGTGGTAATCGGTCCATGTTGGTCCTCCAGTCCTATTCTATTTTCCCTAACTTACACTTATCTGTTCCTTTAAGTAGGTCTCCATATTTTCTTTTGATTTTATTCTTATACCTATCTTTCCAATATCCCTCTGGCATTTCCTTTATGCAATTTTGAATTGTAAGAACCAAACGGGCAGCCTCTCTTCTGGACCCAATGGCCAAATGTTGTGCTATTCTCTCTTTCATCTTATCAAAGACAAGAGCAAAATCATTATTCATTTCCTCATCACGCATGATTTCCAAAATAGCATCTACCTGTCCTGAAATAGTGACCATAGGTTCAATAGAAGAGAGCCAACTTACATGCCGATGTAATGCATGGCGAAGAAGATCACCTTTGGTCCGGTATGGGAACTTTTTAGTCTGGATTATTTGTTCCGTTTGTCTTGCCATTGCTGGAATGCATCTGAACCAGTGGCGAGCTGAATGTCCTTTAGGGTCCGAGGCGGGGATTATGAACTCCGCCGGTTCCGGTTTGTTCTCTGGCATTTATTGCTCCTTTCCAAATTAAATCATACAAATCTGTTATATCTACCTTCAATGCCTCCCCCATTGTTGTTAGGCATTTCAGGGACGGTACTGTCTTACAGGATATTACTCTACTTATATGGGATGGACTATACCCCGTCTGGAGGGCCAGTCTGGATACATTAATCCTCAATTCCTTCGGCATATTCGGCTTGGGGTCTCCAATTGTCATTGTGAATTCCGCTTTCTTCATGTCTTAATTGTATCACGTCAAACGCAGCGGTGGAAGAGCCCTTGCGCACAACGCACACAAAGTGATACAATCGAAGCTGAGAGGAGGAGAGAATTGGAAGACCGGATTCGATTACACATCATTAATCGTGAACTGGATAATACTAATCCAGATGGGCCTTTCCGTGTTGGAAGGCAGCAATTGAATAGGGAGAGGAAACGGATTATTAAGCGACTGGGAGGTAGAGACCCCAAGTGGTTTGCAGTTAGGGGGAAGAAAGGAGGAATGTCCCATGAGGAAATAAAATTGTACCAGACAAAAAAAGTAATAGTGGGAATATTAGACCAATTAGAGGGAGGATAGAATGACTGTTAGGGAATTAATGAATGAATTGCTTGATCTTAATCTAGACTATGAAGTTGTAGTAACTGGGGATTACTTCTTAAGTTCCTCTATATTGAGTATAACAAAGAAAGAAGAGGAAGAAGTAATATTTATTAATACTGACACGTGTTCAGGGTAGAATGGAGGATAATATGATACCAAAGGGTAAATTTTCAGTAATTATTGGGAGCCAAGCAGGGAGCGAAAGCAAGGGAAAACTCAGTGGTTGGCTTTGTGACAAGTATAAACCAGATCTACTCGTAATGACCAGTTCACCCAATGCTGGACATACAGTAGTAACACCCGAGGGGAAGAAAAAAGTAAGCTATCATTTGCCAATTGGCGCAGTTATGTGTGACTGCCCTATCGTGCTTGGTCCAGCCAGTCTAATCAATCCTTTTACCTTTAGGAAGGAAATAAAGGATTTGGGGATTGAACCATCAAGGATCACATTGGATTCTAGGGCATCAATAATCACTCAAAGCCATATTGGTGAGGAAACCAAGGGCCGCCTTAGTGATATTGGTTCCACATTGCAGGGAATTGGGGCATGCAGAACAGGAAAAATGAGAAGGGATGGCAAACATGAATTTGCCCTTGACTGGAAAGAGAAGTTGGAGGATATAGGGATAACAGTTATACCCTATACTACTGACATCATCAATAGCAGACTTGCTAGAAACGAGCGGGTTCTGTGTGAAACGACCCAGGGATTTGACCTTTGCCTTGAACATGGAATTGACCCAACTCATTGCACTAGCAAAATTATAAGTCCTGCAATGGCAATGGCCGAGGCCGGAGTTGCTCCTTCTCGTATTGGTAACATTTTTGGTGTTGTTAGGCCTTTCCCAATCAGGGTGAATAATCGGACTGGTAATAGCGGAGGATATCAGGAAGCAAGGGAAATTTCATGGCAGGATATTGCAAGAAGGTGCGGATATCCAGGTAATAATGAGGATTTTGGGGAAATTACTACTACTACTAAATTACCCCGACGGGTCTTCAATTTTTCTTGGGTCCGGTTTGCCCAATTTCTTCAGATTTGTAGGCCAACATCCCTCTGTCTCCAATTTGCCAATTATATTGATTGGGGTGCATATAAAGCGAAGGAATGGGATGCTTTGCCCTCATCAGTAGTTAATTTTATCCTGGTACTCTCCAAGCAAGTATCTGTGAATTTTGTTGGAACTGGGCCGGACCATGAGGACATGATTGAAGTTGGGCTAGCCAGTAGGAGGATGGAATAATGAAATCGGAGAACATACTGGATGGGGCAGAGGATAAGCGTACTGATCCCAAACATGGCTGCGGTTATATTCCTTTTGCCTACCATCTAATTCCTCTGGAAGGGTTGGCAAAGGTGGCCTCCGTTATGAAAGCAGGAGAGGACAGAGGGGATAATTGGAGAAAAATGCCAATTGAGGAACATCTCAATCATGCTATATCCCATATTGTAGGTTATCTTAAGGGGCGACATGCTGATCATCACTTGGCAAATGCATGCTGCAGGGTACTTATGGCGTTGGATTTGGATGAGAAGGAAGTATTGCCCTGCCCTTCTTTGGGACCGGACTGGGCAGGAGTAGAGATTAGTGATGAAATAGATCTTGCCTATTCTATAAAGGAAACATTCGATGATTGTATGGCTAAAGTAGCAGTTAAGGGGACAGGAAAACAAACAAAAACGGACAGGAGAAGAGGAGACCGGCGGAAGGAAGAAGAGGAACCCTTTCCTTAGCTCAAAGACAAATCAGGCGACCAACCTCAATATTGTTGGCCGCCTGTTTTTGGGTGGGTTCTCCTGAATTAGACCAGACAGGCCAGAACGAGTGCCAAGACACAAAGAGGGATGAACCAGCATGAGTCATAGCAACAGCCCGCAAGCAGAATAAACCCTGCACAAATCCATTCCATTATGCCTCTCCTTTAAACTCAATGTACTCCGCATTCCATGAATTGGTTGCACTTTCTATAACTTTGTTAGTTTCCTCAGAGGAAAGACCATGGATTAAGAGCACCTCTTTAAGTTTGGTAGAGTTGATATTACTGCCCTTATTCATTCTGAGTTTTACTGTCCCTACTCCGGCCACTGAACACTCATTGAGGTCATAGACAGTCATGGCAGGAATTAAAACTGCCTTGGCCTCCTTGGTAAGAATTTTTGCCTCCTGTTCCATAGCCTTGGCCTTGGCCTTAAGGTTGACTGCCCTTTTTATTTCCCTTTGTACCGATGCTGGTATTTTCACTTTGACCTCCTCGGCATATACGTCCTCTGGTACAGATTTATGTTTAATGTTGGTGTGAGTGTTATTTGGGCATCAAGAACGGTAACAATCATTGTTCTATCTACTACTCTTAAAGTTCCCAATACTAAATTAAGTAATATACATTTTCCTTTTGTCCATGAGAGAGGCGAAATACCACTCCCAAAATCTTTACTAACCTTTATGTATATAGATTTTGGATTACTATCTATATCAGTTACTACAGTACCATAGTCAAGGTTAATAAGTTCCTCCTGATGTTGTTTTCTTGGTATCTTAAATATAATCTCCATTAGTTTTCCCCTCCTATTTTTTCCTTTAATTGTTGTATCCTTTGGTCCAATTGGTTCTTTTGTGTTCGTTTTTTTATTTGTTCCTTCTTTTTTTCCCTATAATTACGTCCTGCCTCCAGTCTATGTTTTTGTGTCATATCTGGATTATAGCCCCACTCATTGTAACTGTTTATTTTTTCTGCAAGAACGGATATTGAGGACCGGAATGCCCTCTTTGCCTTCTGCGGGTCCACATTGGAATGAGGACACTTTCCACAGACTATCATCCGATTTATACTTACATCATCCAATAAAAATAGGGATTGTTCATCCTTCAATATTGAATGTATGGCATTATTGGCCAGCTGCTGAGAAGCTTTGCATGTTCTAGTTGATATAAAACATGCAAAGTTATCACAGTACAACTGGTCCGTCAGGACAGGTTGAGTTTTGCTTTTTTCAACCCTGGAGATTTGATTTCGTCTATCGTTGCCGACTTTTTCGCCGACTTGGGCAAGTTTTTTTCCTTGGCCTTCTTCTGGGCCGTCTTACCTGCCTTCTTTGCCGTAGCCTTTCTCTGCCTTGTAGTAGCGTTGGGACCGCTCTTGGGGTCCTTTACCCTCTTCTTTTCCCTTATCTTCTCCTTGGCTTCTTCCTTGACTTTGGCCTTCTCTTCAGTCTTAGTAGCCTTAGTTTCCTCCAGTATGATAAGCTCCCTGATATCAAACCAGTCTGTCATGTCCTGCGCTCCATCCAATTTCTGTTTCATATCGTAGGTATGGCCAATAGTTTGTTTCAGGTCAAAGAGAGTAAGTGGGTGATGGGTATACGAAATTGCCCTGGTAGCCCTCTGCGTAAGACGAAGACAAATTTCAACCAGATAGGGCAGATCCAGAGTGGTAATTTCACCCTCTATCTCCACAACACCTGCTATGGCCTCCCAGTCTAAATCGTTGATTTGGAGACCAATTTTGTTAAAGGCAGTTTGGGATCGGTTAATTATACGTCCTAATGCCTTTGCCCCTTCCACAGTAATCATGAAAGATGTCACTTTTTCCCCATCCAGTTTGAGTAGGGAGATTTCATCAGTGATTAGCTCCTGAAGGCCCTGGTCCTTTTCCGTGAACTTAATTTCCAAATTGGTCTTTGTCTTCAGGCATGTCTGCTTGATGATTTCCAATCCCTTGACTTCCTTAGTTACTTTTCCAACTTCTATCTTGATTAATCCGTTCATAGTGTTTCCTCCTTTACTTTAAATGATCAATTATTTCATAAAATTCATGTCGTATTTCCTCTAATCCAGAAATCTTTGGTTCTTTTTGTGCCAGTTCGGTGGTTAAACTAACTCCAGAATTACAATGTTGTAAAACCTCCTTTTTCCACTTACTATGACAATTGCTCAATTTTGAATACCCTTCTACTCCTTGACCATCCATTACTCCTCCTTTTAGGGTTTGGTCCCTGCCTATGGGAGCACAGGGACCAGTTAGGTTTTACGCTTTGGGGTTTGCATACCGATAGACGTTAATTCCGAGGAAGACGCCATCTTCTATTTCAGCGTTGCCACTGGATGTTGCGATGATGGTTGTCTTTCCGCTCTTGGATAAACCAAATTCTTTTTTGGTGTCCACTGTGATAGTCATGATACCTTTCTTGTCTGTACTTATCGTTACGTTCTTCATGGTGTTCCCTCCTTGGTTGTGCCTGCCTCGGCAGGCGTTAGTTGTTATCTGCCTGCATTATATCACAGGCTGGTAATCCTGTCAAGCCTATTTTGTGCGCTCTGCACAAAGGCTGAAGGTTTATGCTGGATGAACCAGATATCTGCAACCGGTACTTGTGTCCTCCCCAGAAACGATAAGAGATTTGGTTACCTCTATGTTGTTAGTTGGCAATGTTTGATTTAACATATGGGCTATCTGGGCGATTATCACTGCGTTCTCGATATCTGTTATCAAACCTTCCTTGTACTGTTCTCCTACTAATGCCAGTACCATCTTTACAGCCTGCTCAATTGTACTTTGTACAGCTTTATCTTTGAGTATCTTTTTCTTTGCCTTATTCATTTTTGCCTTTGCCTTTGCCTTTGCCTTTTTCTTATCCCTGTCATAAAGGGCCTTACAGACTAAACACATAGTGGCTCCCTGTGCCACCATGTTAGAACCGCATTCACACATGCCCGATTTTGGTTCTGTCTTTGGTGCCTTTGGTGCTTTTTCCTTTGCCATGTTGTTTCTCCTTTCTGATGTTGCTGGTTGTTAAACTGAAGTTAGCGCAAGCCATGCCCAGGCATAGCCCATAGCCGCACCTACTGCCCATATAAAAAATCCGAAAACAACTTTGTCCTGCCGGTTCATGGTTTTTTCCTCCATATCTTCATTGGTCTGTTATCACCAAAAATCCTGCCCACTCCTCTACCTGTTGCCTTTGCCGGTGTCGTCTTATTCCCTTGGCAGTGGGCACACCATGCCCTAATCATGCCATGTTTACAGCGTTGTTCTTCCCTTTTTTGTGTCATGGTTGTTCCTCCTCTCTTTGTCCTGCTCCTACCACAGTACGTCTGTCACAAAACCCTCTTCATTCTGCTCAGACGCTAACAGATGCCATACACCCCATCGAGGTTCTTCCTTCATGTTCTCAACGAACACAACTCCATGCGCTAAGCCTATGTCTGCCTCGTCAGTCTTTATAACCGTCAGGTTTGCTCCTTTTGCCGCAATGGCTAAGGCTTCATCAGCATCCTTTGCCTCTCCTGCCCATGCCCAGCCGTCTTCCTTGTCAGAATAGGCTTGGACGATAAACCGCTTTTTGTCTTCCATGGTTGTTCTCCTTTTGGTTGTTGGTTAGTCTCTCAGTCTTGCCCTCAGACCAGGGCCAAAGGACAAGCTCAAAGACTAACCTACCTCTTTGGCTATCCGATCCTCTGTCCAGCCTATCTTCCGCAGAGCTTCTCTTGCTCTTTCCTTTTTCTTCTTCTCTTTTTCCTTTTTTCCCTTTGCTCTTCCTTTTTCGTCCTTGATAGCCTTGGCCAACCGTTCTTCACATAGGTCCAGCTTTCCCTTTGCCCTATCTCTTGCTTCCTCGGCTATCTCAACACGGCTTTTTCCCTTCCCGCTTGTCTCTTGCTTTGTCGTCATGATGTCCTCCTCGATTGCGGGCCTCCGCTCAGCCCTACCTTTTAAAACTGCAAGTCTCGTGCCAGAAGCAACAGTTGAACCAACCACAACCCGTGGTATGTCCAGCCTCAGATACCACAACCCGTGGTATATCTTTCGAATGCTCGGCGGACCCCGTCCCTCACGGCAGCGGCTATCATGACCTTCGTCAGCCCTTGACGGACAAGACCTCGCAGCTGGTGTCCGTACGGAAACCGGTTTCCTCGTGGAAACCGCTCGTCGTGCCTCGTCCCTCACGGCCTCGCAGAGGTCATGCTCGTCGTCGAATATGCCGTTCTCGCAAGCCCTTGACCGACGGGCATTTTCGGCCGGTTTCCGTCCGGACACTCGGTTTCCGTCCGGACACCGCACAACGCCAGCAGAACCTATGGCACAACTCTTGCAAAATGCAAACCTCATGCCAATGTCGCAGTGCCCTTCGCCGTTAGGGCTATGGGCACACAGGGAAGCCGACTCACTGGTATGGGCCTTGCATTTTGCAACCAACGTGCCAACTCGATATCCCCTATCTGTCTCTCTTGCGTTCCTGTAGTCGGATGGCACGAGTCTTGCCCTCACCCCGTGGCACGGGCCTTGCAGGGTGCAAGAGGTGTGCCGCTCCTACCTGCTGCCTATGGCACGAGACTTGCATTTTGCAAGGGGTATGCCAATAGGCTTGGGTCCCCCGTGGTAGGGGGGAAGGGATTGTGAGCGGAGGGAATAAGGGGAGGGATTAGGCATATGTGTCTCTCGAATTCCACAAGGATGAAGCTTAAAAATTATATACCCCCCCCCCCCAAACCCCATCACACCAACCACATCACCGCACCACCCACCACCCATTCCCACTCAGCAATTAGTAGTTGGCAATTAGTAGTTGGCAATTAGTAATTAGTACCGGTGGGGGTATCGGAGGGGGTGATTGGTGCGTTTGTGCGTTGTGTCCTTGTGTATCCATGCGGAAGTGTGCTGGTGCGTTGGGGTCCTGCCTCCTCCCTGCCCTCATAATCCCCCCTCGTCTCGTTTTTCTTTTTTTCTGGGTGTTGATATTTGTGTGTATTCGTGCGTGGTGCGTTGGAGACGTTCTTGTGCGTTTGTGCGTTAGGAATAGGACTTGCGCATTGGAGTATGGCATGGTAAAATAGTAGGAAAAGGAGGAGAATTATGAAAGAGATAGTAGGGCAAATCCTTGCCATAATTAGGGAAGATGAGGTTCTCGAAAGAGAATTGGAGGAGTTGAAGCAGAGAAAATTGAAGAGGGGTTTAATTAGGGGAAGAAAAAGGAGGGATTTAATTAAGGAAGAGAAACGAAATTCCTGCAAACGGGTACTCAAGTCCCCCTCATGGGGTAAATATAAGCAAAAAATGAATTGGGATTAGTTTCGCAAAGTAGGGGGGTTGACATATCCGAAACTGGTATGTTATTCTTGGATTAAAGGAAGGAGGTATCAGGTCTCCTCCGCCTGTTTTTGGGAACTGGTCCTCCCCGACCTCCTTCCATTTTTATTGACTAGGAAACTGATATGGCTGAAAAAAAAACAACGGCAGAATTTAAAGAGGCATTCCTCAGGATGTTGACGGAGTTGCCAAACATGACCGCAGTGTGTAAACTGATGGTTATAAGCCCAAGGAATATTGCTGTTGCTCGTAAAAAGGACCCTGAGTTTGATAAAGGAGTACAAGAGGCAATGGAACAGGGTTATGACATGATTGAGGAAGAGGCCCGTCGCCGTGCCGTTGATGGGGTAATGGAGCCTATATTTTTTAGGGGGGAAGAAGTGGGGGCAGTACGTAAATATAGTGATCAGTTGCTAATTATGTTGCTAAAAGGATACAAACCCAAAAAGTTTAACCCTGGGGTAAAAATCACCGCCGGAAATGAGGGGGAAAAGGTGTCAATGTCGTTTAATCTAGGGGGAGATTAGGTGGAAATTAACTACATAGCCGAGCCAACTCCAGCAAAACTCCACGCATGTAATTCCTTCTATCGTGGAATCCGAGGCCCTGTCCGTTCAGGGAAGAGTACGGCTATGTGTATCGAGATTATGAACCGTGCTAGACAACAGAGACCAAACCAGCAGGGGATTCGCCGGACTCGTTGGGCTGTAATCCGCAATACCTACCGTGAACTAGAAGATACCACCCTCCGGACATGGCTTATGTGGTTCCCCGAATATATCTTTGGACAATTTAACCGCCGAACTATGACGCACACTATACAATTTAATGATATATACATGGAGGTAATGTTTAGGGCATTGGATCGGCCAGATGATGTGGCCAAACTCCTCTCACTGGAGTTGACCGGAGCTTGGATTAATGAGGCCAAGGAAGTTCCTAGAGTAATTGTTGATGTCCTTGGTGATAGAGTGGAACAGTACCCCCCGAAAATGGACGAAGGTTGCACCTGGGGTGGAGTTCTTATGGACACCAACTCCCCCGACGAAGATCATTGGTGGGCCGAGCTTGAGGCTAAAACCCCTAAAGGATGGACATTCTTTATTCAACCTGGTGCTCTCAAGGAAGTAAAAGGAAAGTTCCTGCCCAATCCCAAGGCTGAGAATGTACGGAACTTAAATGGGGGACATAATTATTATATTAAGCGTATGGAGGGGAAAAAGGATTCATACATTAGGGTTTACTACTGTAACCAGTTTGGATATGTAGAGGAAGGGAAGAGGGTCCATCCAGAATATGTTGATGCTACCCACTGCTCCCCCTCACCCCTTATCCCAGACCCAAGGGACCTGCTGGTAGTTGGGTTAGATTTTGGTCTTACCCCCGCCGCTGCTTTTTTCTCCCATAAACCTAATGGTCAGTGGTGGCTCTTCCATGAAATTGCCACTGAGGACATAGGGATTAAAAAGTTTGGGGAACGGCTCCTCCTCCCTTATATTTTAAAGAACTTTATGGACTTCAAAATTGAAATTTACGGTGATACTCATGGGAACACCAGAGGACAAAATGATAGCCGAACCCCAGGGGAAATATTCGATGCCTTAGGATTGACAATTAAGATGCCCTCTATGGAAGGTGGACCCACTATGCGCCGTGAGGCCCTATCTGCCCCTCTTAGTCGAATGATAGATGGAGAACCTGGGCTGCTTGTGGACCCCTCCTGCAAAGTAATCCGCAAGGGGCTAAGCTCCAAGTACATATATAAGCGGATTAGGGTTGTGGGGGACGAGAAGTTTCATGATAAACCAGACAAAAACTTTTGGTCCCATATATGTGAGGCCGCAGAACATGCCATGGTAGGGGCTGGAGAAGGAGAACTACTGACCCGCCGCCCTATTAAAAAGAAGAAAGGTAGACCCCAATCCTATATGGGTATGGGAGAACAGAACTGGATGGCAGCCTAATCACCAATAGGAGAAAATTATGACACGACCACTAAATAGGAAAAATGGAGTAGGTAGAGGTGTTAAAAAAGGACGAAATCGAAATACCAAGCCTTGTCCCTCTGGGGGTCCTGGTTATGGGCGAGGAAAAAGTAGGGGAAAGGGGAAAAACAGATGAAATTCATTAGGTATGTACTGCCAATTATAATTCTATTTTTTGCAATTAGTGCCTTTGCTATTGGCCCTACAATTGCTGGTGATGTGGAACTGGTTATTGATAATCCTCCAGTGATGTCCATTCGGCAGATGTATGCTACCAATACTGTAGGTGCTATTGCCCAAACACTTAGTATTCAGACGATGGGAACAAACTACATAGAACTCATTTCCATTCGTCTTCATTTGAGTGCCGCTGGGGGTGCGGGTGATTTCACTGTAACACAGGATTCCGCTCTTGGAGCAAGTTACGATACTGTACTACTCACGCAGGATATGACTGCTACTACTGATGTATACCAGACATACAAACCAGGGGAAGCCATCTTCGACAACAATGACAAATTGGTCTTCGCATACCCAAACGCCAACAATAGGACTTATGGGTTGGAAGTGTTGTATAGGCAGAGGTGATTATGAAATATTTTAGGTGGTTAATATTATACTTACTAATTGCTACTCCTGTTTATGGTGGAACATTATGGATTAATGGGTTAGAGACTACTAATGGAACTAATATAGTAAACCCAATTATTACTGGGGCTACTATTACTGAATCAACTGGTAGGTTTGGGGATGACTCTAACTATCTCGATATTGATGGGGGTGGAGTTGTTTCGATGGTAGGAACAGCAAAGCGTTCCTTAATGTTAAGACCCAGCATAGATGTAATCACGCAGATATTCCATGCCAAGCCCACCCAGTATACAAGGGGAGCACATAAGGGTTTTTCAATGCCGATATGGGATAGTGGGGGGAATGCGGATGAGCAGCTTTTTCTATATTCTATAGTACCCCAAAGGTGGGATGGGGTAAGTGATCTAAAGGTATGTGCTGCTACAATACTGATGGGTGCAGAGGACGTTGGGGACAAGTTCAAATTTCGTCTTTTATGGGATTGTGTAAATTGTGAAGAGGTCATGGGGGACACCATGGTGGATGTTGATGCTGAAATTACGGTTTTAACCGGAAGGTCTGCGGCATATAATGTTTATCGCTTGGAATTTACCATAGATCATGATACTATCGGCCATGTTATTACTCCAGGTTGTTTATTGTCTTGGGTATTAAGAAGAGTAGGTGCAAGTGCGTCTGAAGTCACAAACGAGATTGGTCTATTTGTATCGTCTGATTCTTATGGTGTAAATAAAATGTTTGGGGAATAATTATGCCAGTACACATTAGAAAAGTAAAAGGTGGTTATAGGGTAACACATAAGGGCAAGGCCTCTGCTAAGAAGACGACTAAGGCTAAGGCCATTAAACAAAAGAAGTTACTTGATGCAGTACGTCATGGGTGGAAACCCAAGAAGAGGAAAAAATAGTGGACAATAAAATTGTAAACACACAGGACAAAACCCTCAAGACGGAACAAGCTCTTATTAAGGAAGCCAAGGGGCGTTTCCGCCTCGCTGAGAACTATGAGCGGGAGAACCGGAAAGAGGCTATTGACGACCTTAATATGTTGGCAGGGAGAAACCATTGGCCGGCCTCCATTGTTCGCAAAAGGGAATTGGAAGAGCGTCCTGTTCTTACTATCAACAAACTCCCATCCTTTGTAGACCAGGTAACCAATAATAGCCGTCTTAGTAAGATGTCTATAAAAATCCATCCCTATGGTGGAGGATCCACTCCTCAAATAGCCAATACTATTGCTGGTCTTATCCGCAATATAGAGCAGATATCCGATGCCGATGTGGCATACCAGACTGGGTTGGAGGGAGCAGCCAATAATGGTTTTGGTTATATTAGGGTTATCACTTCCTTCTCTGACGAATCCTCTTTTGAACAGGAAATAAAAATCAAGAGAGTTCGTAATCCTATGACAGTCCGGTTAGACCCTCATCATGTAGAAGCTGATGGCTCCGATTCTCGATGGGGATTTGTGGATGAGAAGATATCACGGGCTGAGTATGAAGTACGGTGGCCCCACCTGGCCCCCCCAACTCCTATTGATGGTGATGATGGGGGAAATTGGGTAGAGGATGATCTTGTCCGAATTGCAGAATACTGGACTAAGGAACCACTCCGGAAGAGACTCTATCTCCTTTCTGATCATAGAACAGTAGATGGGGACAAGTGGGATTCTGTCGTGGAGGAACTTAGGGCCACAGAAAAAATAATCCATCTTGAACCAAACCCGCAGGACCCGCAGGGACAGCCTGTTGAGGTTGAAGGTCCAGCCCCAGAGGGGTCCAATTTCCCCCAGACGGTATTGAACCCAACACCTACTATTACCCGACAAAGGACAATTGACTCTCACAAGGTAGTTCAGTACTTAATTGATGGGGAGAAGATTATCGAGGGTCCCACAGATTGGCCAGGGAAATACATCCCTATTGCTCCTGTCTGGGGTAAAGAAATAATTGTTAATGACAAACGTTATCTCCGAGGGGTTATCCGATTTGCCAAAGATCCCCAGCGGATGTATAATTATTTCCGGACAGCAGCAACAGAGACAGTTGCCCTCGCCCCCAAAGCCCCCTATATTATGGAGGAAAGACAAATTGAAGGGCATGAGGAGGAATGGTCATCCCTGGGAAAGACCAATCTGCCTTTTCTGCTATACAAAGGGGTTCAAGGCATTGAAAGACCCGCTCGACAGGTGGTAACCCAAACTGCAATTGGGGAAATAACGGAATCTAACCTTTCCAATGATGAAATGAAGGCAACCACTTCCCTTTTTGATGCCTCCCTTGGAGCACAGGGGAATGAAGTCTCTGGACGTGCAATCCAAGCCCGCCAATATAAGGGTGATCTTGCCAACTTTACCTACCAAGATAATCTGGCACGAGCAATCAAATTTATCGGGAAGATATTAGTAGACCTTATTCCCAAAGTGTATGACACTGAACGCCAATTAATGATTCTTAATGATGACGAGACTGAAGAATTGGTAATGGTAAACCAAGATGTGGATGGGACAATCATTAATGACCTCTCTCTTGGACGGTATAAAGTAACAGTTTCTGTTGGTCCCAGTTTTGCTACACAGAGGCTGGAGGCAACGCAATCTATGCTCGATTTCATGCGGGTGGCCCCTGATGCTGCTTCCCTCATTATGGATTTGGTTGCGGAAAACATGGACTGGCCAGGAGCAATTAAGATTGCCAAACGATTTAAAAAGATGTTGCCCCCAGGAATTGATGATGATGGCCCACCCCAGCCGCAACAACCATCAATTGATGATATTATTAAGGAATTAAAATCTCAGGGGATTACATTAGGGAATGAAATGAAGAAACTGAAAATAGTAAAGGATAGACGAGACCTTACCGATCATGATAAGGAAATGGCCGAGGGTGGAGCACAGGGGGCATTGAATGCTATGGGACTAGGGGAACAAGAAACAGGAGATAAAAATGGATGATGTCCGGCTTACTGCCATAGAAAAACAATTGAAGGAAATATTAAATCTTCTTAATGGTCGTAAGGGATTAGTGACTACAATTGCCCTACAGGAACAAAAAATAAAAGATATTCCGAGTCCTACTAATCTCAAATGGTATGCTTTTATTGGGGGTGGTATTACTGTGTTTTTTGGTCTAATAGGATATTCAGTGGTTAAATTAATTGGGGGGAAATAATGGGACTTAGAGAAGGAGACATAGAAGCGATTAGACGTGGAATGAAAGACCGAGGACGGCCAATTAAATCCGATATGCTAGTAGATAAGGATGGAACCAAGGTTTACTACAAAGTAGGTAGAAAAGGTAGAGTAAAAATAATAACCAAGGATAATTAACTGTACCAGGCAATCCTGGGGCAAAATTCAGCCATTGGCTGCAAGGAGGAAACGATGTTAGATGAACAAGGTAATGAGATAGTAGAGGTTATTGAGGACCAGAATCAGGAAGATCCACCTGCATCTGCACCTGTCACTGAACCGGTTACGACTCCAATAGAAGAGTCAAAACCAGGGGGGGATGGGGTCCAGAAAAGGATAGATGAAATCACACGGAAGAGAAGAGAAGCTGAGCGTGATGCTGCTTATTGGCGTGGGATGGCTGAGGCCAAAACCGCCCCCGTAGCTCCGGAGACACCGCCAAGGACCGAGGAGGGGCAAGACCTTGACCCAAACGACTTTGATAGTGACGCTGATTACTTAAGGGCTGTGGCAACCCAAACGAGAGATGAAATCAGGGCAACGGCCATGGCAGAAAGGAAGAAAGAAGCGGCTACGGCAGGGCAGGTAACCATTGCCAAACAGTATCAGAATGCAAGAACAAAGCATGCTGATTTTGACGAAGTGGCATTGGCCCCTTCAGTACAGATTACACAGCAAATGTTTGATGCTGCAATAGGTGATTCCCTTGGTGATGTATTATACCATTTAGGGAAGAATCCTACTGAGGCAAGTAGAATTGCCACTCTCTCCCCAGTACAACAGATTAAGGAAATAGGCAAAATTGAAACTAAATTAACAACGGCTACAACGCCAAGAACAAGTACTACTCCCAATCCTCCAAGCATAGTAGGTGGAGGGGGAGGTTCTCCTCCGGCAAAAAAAGAAGAGGAAATGAACCGAACCGAACTCCACCAGAAGTGGGAAGCTGATAGGCTAAAGGAAGCGGGATTGTAGTGAAAGGAAAATAATGGCTGATAATTTTTTAACTCATAGTATGATTGCAGAGCGTTCCCTATTTGATCTGCAGAACCAACTCACCATGTCCAAATACGTGTATAAGGGATATAATGGGGAATTCAATGCTCCTGTTGGTGGGTACAAAAAAGGTGCGAGCGTATCTGTTCAACTTCCAAACAAATTTAGAGCAAAAGATGGTGTGGTTCTTGATACGGTAGGAATCCAGGAACAGTCCACTACTGTCACAGTGAACAAACAGAAGCACGTTGCGTGGGATTTTCTGGAGACCGACCTAACATTGAAAATCGCAAAATTCTCCAAGAAGTACACTCGGCCTGCCACCATTACCTTGGCCAACTTAGTTGACCTTGATGGTTGCAAGAAATATGTGGATTTGTACAACATGGTGGGAACTCCTGGGACGACTCCGGCTACTTTTGGGGTATTAGCAGATGCGGCCACGAGAATGGATAATGAGGCCATGCCTCGAACAGACCGACTCTGCATTTTCTCCCCCAAAGCCCATTGGAGTATGGCAGACGGCGAACTCAAAGGAGTTTTCCAGCAGAACATAGTGGATAAACTCCTCCGGAAGGGATTCATTGGAAACTTTGCCCTTATGGATTTTTACATGGACCAGAACATCCAGACCCATTTGGTAGGACATCACAGTGCTGGTGCAACTCCGGTAATGAATGGTGCTACTGCTGAAGGTGCGACCTCCATTGTTACTAATGGCTGGAGTGGAGCTAATACCCTGAAGAAGGGTGACGTGTTTACCATTGATGGTGTGGTTGGGGTCAATCCAGTTTCCGGTCAGGCTTGGGAAGGGAATGAACTCCGACAGTTTACCGTAACAGCAGATGTAGCCGATGTTGGAGGAGACATGACAATTGCCATTTCCCCCAAAATCTACAGTTCTGCCGCAGGAGAAGATTACCTCCCCTACCAGACCGTAGTGGCACTTCCGGTTAATGGTGCAGCTATTACCGTCGTGGGAACGGAGGATACTTCCTATCCACAGAACATGGCATATCATCCGGATTGTTTTGCCCTTACTATGGTTCCTTACGCTCGACCTAAGAGTGCTGGGCAATCGGTGATGTGGGGACAGGCTAATGATCCTCAGATGGGATTATCTATCACGGTAAGTACAGGCTTCGATATCAAGAATTACCTTGAGGTTACCCGTTTGGATATTCTCTATGGTTGGGATACGATTAGACCGGAATTGGGACTCCGGATTACGGGGTAGTAACATTTAAAAGATAATTCCTGGTAGTTTTAATACAAGGGGTCTCAGCAATGGGACCCCATTTTACAGGGAATAAGGAGTAAATAATGAAAAAGAAAATTTTAATAGGAATAATGGCCTTATTGACAATATCAACACTTGTCTGGGCTGGAATGCAAGATAGGTTCTCCGAAATTGAACTAACACCAAGACCAAATAATTATATTCGAATGCCAGAGCTTCCATCTGCTCCATCTACTCCAGTTAGCGGGTGGGGTAAGGTATATACCAGTGGTAACGATATATACTTCAAGGACGATGCTGGTGTTGCTACTAGTATGATAGGTGCTGCCGCTGGTGGAGTGTCCGATTTGGATGAAGCCTATGATGGTGGTGGTGCTGGTGCTGGGGCAGAAATTGCTGTTGATGCGGGTCCGGTAATCTTTACTGGAACCCATGGCACGGAAAACACAACTAATCTTACAGCAAGTGGGACTGGCAACGTTATTGACATTACTAATACTGGATCGGGAAAAGATATTGATGGGACAGGATCCACTTGGTCTTTTACTAAGCTTGGTGCTCTCACTTTACTCTCTGCTGATGCCTTTACTGGTCTTGGCAATATTACTATGGATGATGGAGTGGGTGCTTCTCCACAGATAATCTTTAAGGATGCAACGGATGAAACTGCTACCTTCGATAAGACGGATTCAGGGGCTTTAGTTCTTACTACTCTTGCCGCTGATGGATTGCGGGTAGATGTTGGTAATCTCTGGGTTGGTAATGGTGTTCCTGGAGTGGCGACAATGGACGGAGAAGATGCCTATGTTGAGGGTGAGCTCGAAGTGGATGGTGCGGTTCAATTAGATGGTGCTATTACTGCCACTTCTACCCTTGGTCTTGGTGGGGCATTTACTCTGGAAAATGGTCTCGTCTTGGGCAATGCGGTGAATAATACTTACGCATGGACTGAGAATGGTGAGACGGTTAAGTGGACTTTCAATTCCAATGATCTGGCCTTTGCCGATGGTGGTTCTGGGGTAACGGAGCTTTCCTTCCTTGATACTGTTGCGGATGCAATATTGTCTCATGCCGCTGATGGTGATGCGGACGACTTCTATATTAAGCAGACCGGAGCACATGATGCCAGTCTGATAGTGAGTTCGACAGGGACAGGGGCAGACGCATTACAGATTACAACTTCAGCAGGTGGAATTGTTGCTACTTCTGCCACTGGTATAACATTGGCAGCTACATCGGCAACTACACTTGGGGCTGCTGTAATTCATTCTGGAATTCAGGATGTTCCTGCAGGTGGAACAAGTACAGTTCTGGCTCTCACTAATTCAGTCTTCACAGTAGGAGCTGATGCTGGTGGTGACATAGTTACTTTGGCAAATGGTACTGCTGGTCAGGTAGTTTACATTATCTGTGAAGATGAAGCAGGAATAACTACAATTACACCAGCAACTTTTAATGGTGGAACAAGTATTACCTTTGATGCATTAGGTGATGCTGTGACGTTAGTATATACTACCGGAACTGGTTGGAGTATCGTTGGCGGAAACTCATACACGATAATCTAAACCCGACTCGTTCTTTTTTTTCTGGGTGTTGATATTTATGTGCGCTTGTGCGCTTGTGCGGAAGGAGAAACTAATGGGAAAAACTAATTATTACAAACAAGCACCTACTTGGCTCTTCAATTTGGAGGGAGAAACTAAACTCTTCCAGACTCAAGAGGAAGTGGATGCTGCTTGGAAGGATGGGTGGTTTGGTCCTCAGGGACTTGCCATTGATTCTCCCCTTCTATCTACTCTGGACTTTGAGACTAAGCAGGGGTTGATAGATGCGGTAGAGGAGGATCCAAGATATAGTGGGCTAATCCTGAAATTGCGAATGACAATGGAGGAACTTGAGGAAGCAGTTGCTGACTTTGAGGAGGAAGAAGAGGTAATAATAGAATGAGCCTATCAGCTAATGACATAATTGAAAGAGCAATGGTAAAGACAAGGATTATTGCCCCAGGGGAATCTGTCCCTGCGGGTAAATTAAACCAAGTATTTGACGAACTTAATGATATGCTTGAATCATGGGCATTGGAAAAATTAATGGTGGTTGCCGATGTCTTGGAGTCCTTTACTCTTGTGATTGGTCAGGCTGAATATACTTATGGGGTGGGTGGTGATTTTGACTCTGCCCGCCCCATTGAAATCAAAGATGAGGGGTTTATCCGGAGTGGTGGAGTAGATTACTCTATCCTACTAAAAACATTGGATGTGTACCGAAGACAAATTATTAAAACGACAAAGGCAAGACCGAGAATGATGGCATATAATCCAGAGTACCCATTGGGGAAGACCTTCTTCTGGCCTACTCCTTCAGCCACGGATACCATTCATTTGCGGGTGGCCAAGACCCTAACTGGATTCCCTGATAAGACAACATCAGTAAGTTTAGAACCAGGGTATTCTCGTGCTATTATTAGTAACCTGGCAATCGAAATCTCTCCTAATTTTGGCAAGAAGGTGAGTAAGGAATTGGCATTTATGGCAGAACAGGCAAAGAGGTCAATCAAGAGTGCTAATTCCATCCCAATTAAACCATCTACCTGTCCTGACCTGAGAGCAATAGTGGGTGGTGGCAGGGTAGGTAACATATTAAGCGGTCCCTTTGGGTAAGGAGAAGTCAATGGCAAATAAAAAATCTGCTCCTATAAAAGTGAGCTATAAAGAACCAAGAAGTGTAAGTATCAAAAAGGCAGCAAATGGTTATGTCATCTCTACCTACAATGAACATGGAGAGGCGGTGGAGGTTGCTAAGACTATAACGGCTGCAAACAAAATTGCCAAGAGGATATTGGAGGGTTAATTTGCGAATAGAAATTCCATTTACTGGTCCATCTTACAAGTCGGAATCCCTGATTGTCTCTCCACAAGAATGCATAAACTTTTACCTCCGACCCTATCCTGAGCTTGGGGAAAATAAGATGGCCTTATTTGGTACTCCTGGGTTGGAATTATGGGTCTCCCTTGAGGGAGGGGAAGTTCGTGCTTTTCTTCCTGTAGGAGACTATCTTGGTGTGATAGTAGGAGATCGTCTCCAAAGGATAAGCACTACTGGTGGGATTACGGACATAGGAGATGTTTCTCTTCTTCCCTCATCAGGGCAAATAAGTATGGCTACTAATGGATTAGATATTGTTATTGTGGGAGGGGCTATTGGTTATATCTATGATTTGGCTACTGAAACACTCTCCCAAATAGTAGATCCTGATTTCCCTGGGGGAAACAATGTAGTTCAAACTGATGGTTATTATTTAGTTAATAAGCCAGGAACAGGGCAGATATGGCGTTCAGATTGGAATGATGGTTCCAGTTGGGACGGTCTTGCCTTTTCCACTGCTGGAGGAGATCCAGATAATATAGTTTCCATTATTGTAGACCACCGAGATGTTTGGGTTATTGGGGAACGCACCATCGAGATTTGGTACAATACGGGGGCAGCAACATTCAATTTTGCCCGAATTGAGGGAGCATTCATTGAACAGGGGGGAATTGCCCCTCATGCCCGAACGAAGATTAATAATGCAGTCTACTGGCTTGGACGAGACCAATCTGGACAAAATCAGGTATTCCAGGCTACTGGACGTCAACCTAAAATAATTAGTACTATTCCAATTAACAATATAATCTCCCAGTGTGAACAGTCTAATGCCTTTATGTTCTCCTATCAACAACTGGGACATAATTTTATCGTACTTACATTCCCCTCCTCAGACATTACCCTCGTCTATGACTCGACAGTGGGGATGTGGCATCAACGTTCTTCCCTAATTACAGGAGTGAACCGAAGATGGAGGGCAAACTGTCATGCCCTGTTCAAGGGAGATCACATAGTAGGGGATTTCACCAATGGGAAGCTCTACAAGCTCAAGACGGACGTGTATGATGAGGATGGGGACCCGATGGTGGCTGTCCGTACCACTCCCGTAATCCGGAGCAAGCAGAATCGAATCACAGTCGACCAAGTGCAGGTTGTGAACGAACCAGGGGTTGGGTTGATCACCGGAGGGGTAGAGGACGTTGACCCCCAAGCGATGTTCAGTTGGTCCAGAGATGGTGGCCGTAATTTCTCTGCGGAAGTGGATATGCCTCTTGGTAAGATAGGAGAGACGGAAAATACGTCGAGGGTATGGCAATTAGGACAAGGAAAGAATTGGGTCTTTCGTTATAAGATTAGTGCTGCTGTCAAGAGGGTAGTGTTGGGGGCCGTAATAGAAGCGGAGGAAGATGATGCCTAAGCTTATTCTTCCACCAATTCCCCGATCTCCCATGTATGTTGATGGTGTAATGATAGTGGAATGGCAAGATTTCTTCCGCAATCTATATGTGAGGGTTGGGGGATTTGAAACTGCCGACTCTGGAGACATACTAAATGCTATCGCCTCTGGAATGTTCAATGTTCCTACTGATTACAACAAGGAATTGAGGAAGTTAAAATTTGAAATCGCCTCCATGGTTAGTCCGAAGAGTTATGATCATGAGATAAAGGAATTAAGAACGAAAATAGAAATACTCCCAAGTCCAAAGGATTATGATTCCTTAATTGATAGACTTGAAAAGGCTATAGTAGCTGAAGTATACAAGCCAAGACCAGATACGGGGGGGAAATCCCAAGCAATAATTCATGGTAGTGGGTACGGCCATGCCTCAGATAATACTGAAAGGGCAACAACTGGTATCGCCTATGCATGGGAGAACAATCTGGATGTTAGTATTGATGTTGAAGTTGGTGATCTTGTGATGGTGATACTGGATGGCTGGTTCAAAAATGCCAGTGACGAAATATCAAGTGGGTATATTCAGGTGTTTGGGGCTGGGGCTACAAGGCTTACCGATATTGCGTATTACCGAACACAAAGTAGATATTATGACTCCAAGCATGTAACTGAACTGTATGAGGTCACTATTGGTGGGACAATACATTTCCGGATGATATGGAAATCCCATGGTGGTGGTACAGTCTATGCGGATAATAGAATAATGAAAGCCTGGGTGATTGGTAAAAAGTAAAGGAGAAATAAAATGGGAATTGAAATTAAAAATGCATACATGGCACAACCAGCAGCAGCTGATACTACACTCTACACTTGCCCTGCCAATACCCAGGCTCGTGTCCTTAAGTGTACTGTCACCAACGATACTACTACGGCAGTTACCATCAGTTTCAACAAAGTGCCTTCCGGTGGTGCAGTAGGGGCTGACAATTTGGTATTGAATCTCAAGGCTATTGGGAGTAGGGAAACATATGAATGTCCTGAAGTGGTGGGGCAGGTAATGGATGCTGGGGATGTAATGAGTGCCATTGCCAGCGTGGTTGACCAATTATCGGTGGCATTGGATGTTGTGGAGATTGTATGATTAAGGAAATGACCATAGAGGATATTCCTCGACTTGCTGAAATGGCCAGGGAGTTTCATAAATATGCTATTGCTGATAAGGGTCTTGGGTTCTCTCCTTCTGATTTCATTAAGTACTCTACCTTCCTAATGGAGAGTCCTGTTGCCAATATACTGATGTTGGGAATTGAGGGAAAGACAGTTGGGACAATTGCAGGAATAATTGCTCCCTGGTTCATGAACTTCTCTCAACTAATACTTACTGAATTATGGTGGTGGGTAGACCCCGAATATAGAAAGGGGAATTTGGCCTTTGGTCTCTTGGATGCCTTAACTGAATGGGGACGGTATCGTGGGGCTACAACATTTATTATGGTATCTATTGGGGCAGAACGAGAAGGGGCAGTGAAAAGATACTATAAACGAAAAGGGTTTGCCTATATGGAGACTCATTTTGTAAAGGAGATATAAAATGGCAATAGCAACAGGAACGGCAATACTTGGGGCAGCGGCATTAGGGACAGGGGCTTCTATTTTAGGTTCCCATAATGCTTCCAAAGCAGCGGGTAATGCAGCATCAACCCAAGCGGCATCGCAGGCACAATCAACGGCTATGCAGATGAAATACCTGCGAGAGGTTAGGGCAGATATAGCTGAGGCAGTAGATGCTGGCCTTATTGATTTGGATACTGGATTTAATATGGCAATTAAACAGTTTGAACCTCTAACCGGCCTGGAGGAATATAATACTGCCCGACAACTCCTTAATGACCCATCGGCAATAATGGATCGACCTTCAACCCAATTCCAATATGGGCAGGGGATAGATGCTATCCAATCTGCATTCTCCCGAACCTCTGGGGGTGGGGTTTCCGGTCCGGCAATGAAAGGGGCTATGGAGTATGGACAGAATTTTGCCTCCATGGCCTTGGATGCGGAGCTTAATCGCTTATTCCCATTTATCAATACCGCAACTGAGGCAAGAAGTAATATCGCTAATTTGTACCAAGGACTGGGGGTATCCAAGGCCAATACTAGATTAGGAGGGGCAACAGGGACAGCCAATATTGGCGCACAGATGATACCATCCATAGCACAGGGGGTTGCCAATCAGGGTAATATTGCTGCCTCTGGAATGATCAACCAAGCCAATACCCAAACTGGACTCTATTCCAACCTTGCGGGGATGGGGACTAATATGGCCATGTTATATGCTACTAATCCTGGACTGTTTAGTGGAGGTGGGGGTGGTGGGGTAGACCAAAGTTATCTAATGAATGCAAACATACGGTAAGGAGATATTATGCCAAATGCATCTATACCAGCAATACAACAATTCCAAATGCCAGACGTTGCTAATTCAGCAGCCAAGTTCCTACAGCTTAAAGGCTATAGAGATCAGGTTCAATCTGTAAGAGAACATAACCAAAACGCTGCAACAGTGGCACAGAAAAAATTTATTGCAGAGCAGAAAGCTGTACAGAGAAAGAATTCTCTTGAGGTTAATGATTTTGCCCTCAATCTTCTTGCTGGAGTGAATAGTGCCGAGGATTTGGATATTGCCAAAGGACAGTTCAATGCTCGATACCCACAGTTTACGGGCATTACCGAGAAGATAATGTCGGGTTATACTCCCCAGAAGGTAGAAATGATCCGCAATTCCCTCCGTACCGAGACTCAACGGATGAAGAAAGAGGAAAGGACGGAGAAACTTGAAGGGTTTGGAGCTGGTACTGCCATCTATAAGGGAGGGAGGGCATTAGGACAAGTGCCCTTTGCCCCACCCAAAACCCCTGCTCCTAAATTTGAAGTTTTCCAGGATAATACTGGAAACCAAGTATATGTGGAGAAAGGAAAAGTAATTCCTGAGGGATACAGTAAGGTTCAGGCCAAGGGGACACAAGTAACAATCCAAACCGGAGACCTTGGCAAAACCACCAAGAGTAAGCTGGAGGGTGATATTATTGAAGGAACACGCAATATCCAATCTTTCCAAAAGACAAGGGAATCGTTCAAGCCTGAATATTTAACAATGTTTGGTAAAGGACAAAAATTACTGGCTGAGACTGCGGATAAGGCAGGGATTCCTACTAAAGGACAAAAACAATTAATTAGGAGGCGATCAAAATGGTTCCGCCAGGCCAAGGCTGATTTTATTGCCTATAGAAAATGGGCAACCGGTGTTGCTGGTGGAGAGAAGGAACTTAAGGAAATTGCCACTTCCTTCCCTGACCCAGTAAAGAATAGCCCGACTCAATACGAGGCCAATCTTGATAGCATAGATGAAACAACCAAGAGAGTACTTATGCTCAATACAGATTTCCTCCGTTCTGGTATCGACCTTAACCAACCTTTGGATAAAGTGTTGGAACAGGCAAAGGCAGTAGGGGTTCCGACTCCAGCCCCAAAAGGGAAAGGGATAGTTATTAGGTTTGATGCTCAAGGAAATAGAGTCTCTCCCTAACTCAGGAAAATATGGGCTGGACGATGCGGCTTCTTGTATGGGGATGAACTTTTGAGGATTACAACGAATTAGGGGAAACGTAAAACAATGGAAAAGAAAATAATCAAAGCACAACTCGCAGACGGTCGAGTATTGGAGTTTCCGGAAGGCACAGAGGATTCAGTCATTGATGCTACAGTAAAAAAGGAAATGGATATCCCTGAGGGAGGATCTATGCCAATATCCACTTTAGGGGCAGGAGAAGAACCCCCGACCATGCGTATTGGTCCACCAGTACCGCCAGCACCTACTACAGAACAGAAACCTCTTGGAGAGCGAATATTGGAGGAGGTTCCGCAAGTAGGCGGGGGTATAGTGGGTGGGGTTGCCGCTGGGACCACCGGTGCTGGACTACTCCCTGTCGTTGCGGCAGTTGCTCTTGGGGCAGGGACAGGAGAAGCATATAAACAACTTGGTCAACACTTATCTGGAAGCTTAGATGCACCTAAGACCTCAATTGATGCAGCCAAGAGAATTGGTAAGGCTGGGCTAACCGAGGGTGGATGGGAAATGGTTGGCGGTCTTGTAATGAAAGGATTTGGGAAAATCATTGCTCCTCTAAAGAATAAAATGGTTAAGGAGGGTGCAGATGCAATTGATATGTTCCATGATAAAATTAAACCTGTGGTTCTTTTACCTGCGGAGGCTACCGAGTCGAGAGTGCTGGACTTGTTACAAAATGTGAGTGAATCATCCATTGTGGGTGGTAGTTCTATTCAGGATTTTAAGACCCAGCGGATGAAGTTCTTTGACGATTTTGCGGACTCATTAATTGACGAGTTTGGGAAGAGGACAGATACAACGGATTTGGGGAATTTGTTTGTGGCATCCATTAGTAATGCCAGGGCAGTACATTCCAAAGCAGCTAATATTCTATACAATTCAGTAAAGGCTGGGAGAGCAAAGACGGAAATAGGATCGCTGAAGAGATTTGCTAAGCCACTGCAGAGAAGGGCAGTGAAATTAGAGGGAATTGAGGCAAAAAATGCTGGGGATGACCTGTTGGATGCAGTAATGGATTTGCCGGACAAATTGTCCTATAAGGAAGCTACAGAATTGAGGTCGAGGCTAATTAGTAGGATTAACGAATTTAGCATTTTGAATAAGAAGGCTCCGGCAATTGGGAAAGCGAAGAAAATGGTGGGGTTGCTGGATAAGGCAATTGGGAAGTCACTAAAGGGGATTGGGGTCCTCACTACCAAAGTGGGTCCTATCAGGAGAAAGGGGATTAGAGTGGTAGATTCTTCTACTATTAGCAAAATGCCCCAATCAGTATATTCTACTTGGGCTACTAAGGAAAATATAGAGTTATTGTCCAAAGGAGTAACTCCTGTAAAAAAAATCCGCCATGGTGGTTTAGGAGGAGTTATTGTACTGAAAGAAGAAACTGGGGAGCCAGGATTAGTATTAATATCCAATTTCAAAGGTGATTTAGTTAAAAAATTAAGAAAACAAGGTCTTGATGTAAAAAGTTATGGTAGTTATAAAGATCAAATAGACAAGATAATAAAATGGCAATCAGAAAAATTTGGGAAGGAAGTACAATTTCCTATACAGACGACTAAGGATACACTAAGAGCGGAAGGTTTTATTACAGGAATACTGGACTCTAAGGGAAAATTAATAGGTCAGTTTGATTTAGGTGGTGTTGATTTAAGGATGGGTACAAAGGCAGAAGGGACAGTTAATTTGTTGAATTTTGAAATATATCCTCCTTATAGAGAACAGGGAGTAGCTAGTAGTTTTTTGGAGCAGACTGCTGAAATTGCAAGAGATAAGGGATATAACAAAATTGTTCTTACTACAGAAAAGGAAAGGGCAGAAGATTTAGTAAGATTGTATAAAAAGTCTGGGTTCAAAGTGGATAAAGTACTCCCAGATGGTAAAGTAGAAATGAGTATGGATTTAACCAAGGGGGAAATTGGGGTCCCCACTTCCCCAGCCGGACCCACTCCCTATGAGGCATGGCGCACGGCTAATCGTTTCTACCGTGATGGGCAGAAGAAATTCAATTCCACCCTAATCCGCCGACTCGTCAAGCTCGCAGATGATACCGGAACTGGAGCGGAGATGATAGCCCCTGCAATATTTAAACCTAGACACATTTCCACTGTCCGTAAAGTAAAGATCGCCTTACTGGGCAGTCCTACAGGAGTTCCCCACGGGAGAATATTTTATAGAGGAGAAGGGAAACATTTAGGTAGATTTGAAAAAATGATTGATGGAGTAGATACTTGGGTAGGTACAAAAAAAACAGCAGAATTATATGGTACTCCTAAAAAAATTATAGCCAAACCAGGAACTAAAATATTAAATGAAAGTGATTTACCTGAAATACGTAGACTGATGAATAGGAAAGGAAAAAATATTTTTGAAATTATTGGTCATGATGATGTTAACAAATTTTTTTCCTTGTTAATAAAAAAAGCAAAAAAAGAAGGTTATCATGCCCTAAAATTTGCGGATGAAGAAGCTGGAATAGCCGTTTTTGACAAGTCTAAATTTACCCCTTATGTAAATGAGGGGACTGAGACATGGCGCAAACTGCAGGGATTCTTTATGCAGCATATATTACAAAAGTCAACCGATACCAGCGGGGATATAATTGGTAGAAAACTTATTAATAACATATCAGGTAAACCTGGTAGTTTTGGTATACCTATAATGAAGGAAGTATTTACTGAACCGCAAATCAAGGCGTTACGGACTTTTGGGAAAGCAGTTCAGTTAACCCAAGAACGACAAGCAGAAGGAGCAGGACGAGTGCTCATTCAATTGACACAGGCAGGAGCATTGGGGGCAATATTAACTGGGAACTTGGCATTACCGGCAGCAACAGTAATTATCGCTCCGGCAGTAATGTCCAAAATGCTACTAAATCCCAAAGTAGCAAAACTGTTAACCACTGGGTTAGCACTACCAGCAAAATCTCCAGAGGCAGCGGGAATCCTTACTCGATTAGTCGCTGCGGCATGGAGAATACAATATGGAGATGGAAATGGGGATGGAAATGGAAATGGGAACAAAAATAAAGGAGAATACAATGAAACAATTAAGTAAATTTCGATTGATTATTGCTTTGGCACTGGGGTTAGGATTGGGATTACTATCCCCTACAATGGCATGTACAGCAACAACTGCCACTCTTGCACCCCAAGTGAAGTTCAGGGCTATGGATAGCAACGGAGACCCATATGTTGGAGGAAAGCTGTACACATATGAGACGGGGACAACGACACTAAAGACGAGTTGGACAGACAGTACAAAGGTAACACCAAACACCAATCCTGTGGTGCTGGATAATAGAGGGCAGGCGGACGTTTGGATTGACTCCAGTAGTGGGGCTTATCGATTCAAGTTGGACAGTTCCGATGACGTTACCATCTGGACTAAGGATGGGATTAGTAATGTAGCCAGTGGGGGATCGTATAGCACTATGACGTTGCCTGTGAAGGAAGATTCATTAATCACATATGATGATAGTGCTAGTGGGACAAAGAAGCTAGCAATCCATGACTTGTTAGGGAATGTCCACTACCCCGATTATAACGAGACTGACCAGGGGGTTGCGGGAAGTGGTAGTTCGGTAAAGGTATTTGTGGATGCCATCAGTACTGATTCAGCCACTTTAGTCTTCCGGCATAATTCAGGTTCTGCGGCTACTACTTATACCTTCTCCACAGACGAAACAATTCCCTCGAATATCAAAGTTGTAATTGAGAAGGGAGCGATTCTCTCAATCGCTGGCACAAAAACTCTCACCATCAATGGTTCTTTCTCTGCTGGACTTTATCAGGTATTTAGTGGAGATGGGAGTGTAGCTTTCAGGAATGGAGCTATTAAATATACAATCCCTCAGTGGTGGGGGACAGATGCGCCCACTTCTATTCAAGCAGCAATTGATACTGCACTTCCAACAACAGGAGCAGTATTTATCCCTTCTGGAAGTTATTATATGGGCACAACAGGACTTACCATTACTGATTCTATCAAAGTATATGGGACATCCAATACAAAATTACTCTGGGATGAAGATTTTGTTGACACAGGAATTACTATCACTGGAACCAATGTTCACCTTGAAGATTTATTGCTTTGGCATGCCAATAGCGATATTGTACATAATGCAACGGGAATATCAGCAGCCATACATGGAACCTTTTTAAAGAATGTCAAAGTTCAAGGATATGGTGTTGGTACTTATGAAGGTTGGAGTAAAGCAATTTTTTATGATGAATGGACGCATGTTGCTATAGGATGCACTTTTACTGGAGAAGGATATGGGGTAGCGGCAAATTCTTCAGTTAACGCATTAAGGTTAACAGATTGTTATATTAATGCTAATCCTGGAGCTGGAGCTGGAGTATTTATTGTAGGTGGCCATGCAATTTCTATTAAAGGTTGTGATATTGAAGGAAATTCAGATTATGGGGTGCACCTAACTTCTACAGATGGGAATGTTATTACAGGAGTTGATATATCTGGATGTTATTTTGAAAATCAACAGGAGGCAAACATAAGGATTGGTGGTTTTTCCGCTGCTCAGCCTAATAGGGGGATATCAATTACTGGGAATATGCTCGAAAACAACGGGCATGGTGGGCGTAACATTCTTTCCGAATACACAGAGGGTCTTTCAATAACTGGAAACGAATTGCATGGAGCTTATACAGACGCAATCCTATTACAGTTATCAAATTTAAATGCAAACGTCTCGGGCAATGCCTATGACACAGGTACTACTCTTGTTGTTACTGGAGCGTTTTCTGGTATAAAGGAAACGAAAAATATCATACAAGGGGACGATACAGCAGGCAGGGTGTTAAGGGCTTCTGTTATTCTAATTGCTGATGGAACGAATGCTGCAACAATAAAAGCATCTGTTTCTTCTATATGGAATGGAGATATTATTGCGGAAGAAGATAATCTTGCGAAATTGGGTGATACCGGAAATTTTAGTTTAGATGATGCGGGAGATAGAATAGAAATAGAGGGTGGTTTTACAGGAAATATTGTAGAGGTGTTAACATCTGATGTGATAATAAATACTTCAGGGACAGCTTTGATTTGTAATAGTAGTCGTTCTGGGACTAAGTTAAGACTAACTTTTAGGTCTGCAATCGGTGCAGTAATTGATTTAACTACTCTTGTTGACACGGGGCACATATATCTAAGATTTCTATATCTAACAGATGAGTGATATGGAGTGTAAAATGACAACTGAAATTGAACTGGTAAAGATTAATTAAACCATGAAAAGAGATCAAGAAATTGAAAAAATACTCTCAACTTGCTCAATCTCAACAAAGGCTACAGCTCTAACATTCTTCCCTGAGCGTTTCTATGTACCCTTTGCTGAGAATGTTCATGACTGGAAGAACCGATGATAATAGTAAAAAACAACAATGTGCTTCAATCTATACTATCCCATCGGTACAGTCCCATCCTAATTCAGATTGTAGAAGATATTAATTCTACTTTTGGACAAGTAACAGTTACTGAGGGGTGGAGGGAGGGAGGTGGGGTTCACTCCACTAATCCTTGTCGGGGAATTGATCTTCGGTCTTGGATTTACACTTCCTCCAAGCTTTGTGAGATTGACTGTTGGGTGAATTGCCGCTGGATATATGATCCTAATCGTCCAAGGATGAAGTGCCTAATTACCCATGATTCAGGACAGGGAGAACATATTCACTTGCAAGTTCATCCCAACACAAGGCGAACATAATGGAAAAACAACTACTGGACATAGTAGAGCAATTTCAGTCAGAGGCCTTCTGGTTATTACTGAAGCTCATAGGAGTGGGTATTATCCTTTTGGTAATTAAAGGGTATATTGAGTCTATTGCAGCCTATATCCAATTCAGACTGGACAAGCGGTTAGGACAGGGGGTTAGAGTACGGCTTCGAGGAGCACATGGAAAAATTATAGATTACAACTTCTCCTGGATATTTGTACAATCTGGGGATGTTATCGAAATAATAGCAATGAAAAGATGGAGGTTTGAGAAATGGGCTATTGTAAATGGAAATGGGGAGTGATCTTCCTACTAATTATCACAATTGGATGTGCTTCAGTGAAGACAACAATTACTGACCCCCAGGGGGAGACCTATACCATTCAAAGCAAGAAGGATGCCCTCGTTGTTCTCAAGCAGGGGGATACAGAATTGACAGTTGACAATAGAGGCAAAATGGGGATTTTCGAGAATCTTATGAGCATAATGCTCATGAAAACTGATATTAACCTCAAAAATAAGGAAGGTGCAAAATGAAATGGATTGCGTTGTTAAAATTGTTACCACTGATTACTAACTTAATTAAGATTGCTGAAAGCGTTCTTGGGAGCGGAACAGGAGTTAAGAAAAAAGCTTTTGTTGTGGATGGGATAACCCAGGTCATGAAAGCCATGCCTGATGTTTCAACAGGTGGGCAGAAAGAAACCTGGGTTGCAATTAATGCAGCCATGGAGCCAATTAAAAGTCTTATAGATATATTAGCAGGGGTATTCTTTCCAAATGAGGAGAAATAATGGACAGCTTTATATTCAGTTTGGATAA